GAGAAAATAAATAATTATGACAAAAGCAAGAGACTTAGCAAATATAATATCAGGTGGTTTTACAGTAGCAGATTTACCAACATTAACTGCAAGTGAAATACCTAATTTAGATGCTAGTAAAATTACAAGTGGTTCTATAGCAGACGCTAGAATACCTGCTAGTGCAGTATCACAACACGCAACATCTTTTGATGATAATAAAATTGTTAATGATATTTCTACTCTAGCTATTAGACAAGCATCTAACGAAAACAAAAGTGCTTACAATACTAACTCAATGTATGTTGATGTATTCCAAGATGATACTGGAATTGCTTCACACACTACAACTACAAGAAATTCTAGTGAATATGTAGATACACTTGCTAGTGGTGGTACAGATAGTAATTATTCAAATGTCCATTTTATATATGAGGATAGCAACACAAACTCAACAAATGGTCAAAGTGGTTCAGCTAGTACGACTGCCTTAACATTAAATGACCAATCTTTTGTAACGACACAAAAAAAGTATGGCACACACAGTTTATACTTTCCTAATGGTAGAGGAACTGGAAATACCAAAAGTTCAGATTTTACTGGAACAATACCTAATATCAAAGACTTATCTAATTTACATACTTTAGAATTATTTGTTTATCATACGCACAGAAATGGTTCTAATTCAAATCCTGCTTATGATGACAATGCTCTTTGGGCAATTTCAGATACTTATGCTTCAATTAATATCGGAGATAGTGGAAGATTAAGAATGATGCAATATACTGGTTCACAAATATATCAGTCTTGGGATAGCAATTATTATTTACCATTAAATACTTGGACACATTTAGTTTTTGTTTGGGGTTCTTCAACAGTTAAATTCTGGGCAGATGGAACTTACATAGGTTCAATTACTAGACATGCTTTAGTAAATGCTACACCTGCCAATTCAATAAGATTTGGTTGTTCAGCAAATGGAAGTGGACACACATTTGATGGATATATGGATAGTATTAGATGGACTAATGCTGAACGATATACTGGCACATCAAATATAACTGTACCACCTAGTCCACATTATCCAAATAATTTAACAACAAATGCAACTGGAAACTTTATATCCAATGCAATTACAACTTCATCAACTAACAAGATGGGTGCTATTATTACATATCAAGACAATGCAGGAACTAACACTTTAAACACAGATATTGTTTTACAATTATCAGCAGACAATGGTTCTAATTTTACAACTGCTACAATGACAGCTTTACCAGACTTTGCTACTGGAATTAAAATGGCTAAAGTAAATGACTTATCTGTAACAGCAGGAACACAATTAAAATATAAAATATCTTTTGCTAATCAATCTTCTGGTTCTAAAGAAGCTAGAATTAGAGGTGTTTCACTTCAATACTAATGCCTAGAAAAAAAATAACACCAAAAGAGTTTAGCGAAGTCGCTACTGGGGTTAGACTTTCATCACATGAGAAACTTTGTGCTGAACGAATGAATAACATTCTTAAAAGCATAGATGAAATGAAAAGAGAAATTAAATCTTTAAGACAAGATGTTTCTATGGGTAAGGGTGGACTTAAAGTTATTCTTGCTATTGGGACAATCATTGTTGGAATACTAGGTTATTTCAACTTTAAATAATTACAAATATATCATTGAATGAAATTTATACTAGCGTTTAGTATTTGCTCTGCAATTACTGGATTTTGTAACAACACTGCAACTGTACAAACACAATACAACAGTTGGTCAGAGTGTGTAAATGGTGGGGTAAAATTAACTACTACATTTACAGAAAAATACGAAGAAAAAGTAAACGAACAAAAATTATACGTCACATATTTTTGCAACGAAATCAAAAAGGAGACAACATGATAATATATGGTTACACACCAAAAACTTGGTTAAACAAATTTAAAATCTACTGGCAAAATACAGATAAAAAACTTTTTGTATTATTTGTAATTTGGTCAGCAATACTGTGGGCTATGTAAGATGTGGTTTGCATTATTAAAAAATCCTCTTACTAAAATAATAGCAGAGAAAACATTTGGTGCTATTCAGCATAAATTACAAAAAGATAAAATTGTAAGAGAAAAAGAACTAGATGCGGCATCACAAATATCCATAGAACAAATTAAACAACAAGAACACTCGTGGAAAGACGAATGGTTATGTTTATTTTTCACATGCCTTATGGGATTTCATTTCGTGCCATACTTCCAAGACACAATGGAACGTGGGTGGCAAATACTAGGAAATGCTGACCCTATGTTCTGGTACATTATTTTAACAATCGTAGGAGCTTCATTTGGGGTAACTACTATGAATAAATTAAAGAAAAAGTGATTGACAAGTTTTTCTACGCATTCTTCGGTTCTATCGACAGAGTGTTTGAAAAACTAAATAAGATTGTAGATGATGTCTACACTTTTGACTTCCCTAATTGCAAACCAAAGAAGAAGAAAAAATGAAAATATCTGAAAATACAGCAGTAAGTATGCCAGTTAAAAATATGATTGGTATAGTTATAGCAGTAGCAATGGGTGTATTTGCATACACAGAAGTTACAGCAAGACTTACATCATTAGAAACATCAAGAGAACTATTTGAAAATGATTTACTTAAAAAATCTGAACAAGTACCTACTGACCAAGAACAACATTTTTTATTAGAAGACCTTTATAAGACAGTAGAAAAATTACAGTCTACGCAAGAAATGAATATGACTAATAAAGTCAATATAGAATTTTTAAAATCACAACTTGAAAAAGCCCTAGCTGATATTGAACATTTAAAAGATAAAGTTAGAGCAAATGGTAATGGAACTCACTAATGACTGAAATTGTTATTGCATTATTAATGATTGTTAATGGTGAAATAAAAGAACACCGAATACAAGAAAGTATGTCAAACTGTTTGAAGGGTAAAAGGATTGCCATGCGTGAAGCAAAATCTCACATAGAATACCAATGTATAAAATCTGAAGCAGAAACAGAAATTTATATGGGTGAGAAATCAATTAAAAAATTAATACTTAAATAATGGCTAGAAAATTTAAAGATTTTGTTGTTAGAGAAAAACCAAAGAAAAGAGTACGAACACACAAGAAAAGGTTAAACAAAGATGAAAAACGAGACCACAAAAAATACAATCGACAAGGAAGACCCCAATAATTTAGAAACAGTCTTAAAAGAGTTACCACAACTATTGGTAAACCATGCTTATAAGAAATTAAAATCAGGAGAAGATTTAACAGCTTCAGAAATGAAAGTATGTTTAGAAGTTTGTAAAACATACAGTAAAGAACCTTTATCTAAAAAAGAAGATAACATTTTAGACGAAGTACCTTTTGATGATAGATAAACGATTAAAGAATTTTAAAAATTTTTTGTATTTATGTTGGAAGCATTTAACATTGCCAGACCCAACACCTATACAATTCGATATTGCAGATTACTTACAGTCAGACGAAAAAAGACTTGTAATAGAAGCATTTAGAGGAGTAGGTAAATCTTGGATTACCTCTGCTTTTGTCTGTCATCAATTACTTCTTAATCCTCAAAAAAATATTTTGGTAGTATCTGCTAGTAAAACTAGAGCAGATGACTTCAGTACCTTTACACAAAGGTTAATTGCTGAAATGCCGTTGTTACAACACTTAATACCTAGAGATAATCAAAGACATTCAAAGGTATCGTTTGATGTAGCACCTGCGTTAGCCTCACATGCACCATCAGTTAAATCTATGGGTATTACAGGGCAGTTAACAGGTAGTAGAGCAGACATTATTATTGCTGATGACGTTGAGAGTGCTAATAACTCCCAGACACAGCTTATGCGAGATAGATTGTCAGAGACAGTCAAAGAGTTTGATGCGATTATTAAACCTAACACAGGTCGTATTATATTTCTTGGTACTCCGCAGAATGAAATGTCATTATATAACTCTTTAGAAGAAAGAGGTTTTAAGACAAAAATTTGGACTGCATTAGTACCTAATCAAACACAAAAAATTTCTTATGGTCACAAACTTGCAGACATTATTGTAGGTAAAGAAGGTGACCCCACAGACCCCAAAAGGTTTGACGCAGTAGACTTAATGGAAAGACTATCTTCGTATGGTCGTTCAGGTTTTAACTTACAATTTATGTTGGACACGAGTTTGTCTGATGCAAATAGATACCCTCTAAAGTTAAACGATTTAATTGTAGCTTCAGGTTGTTCTACATGGA